CAGTTAGAGGCACAAGCCCACAACAACTCTACACAGGGATATTTAGGGTTGACTGCTTTGTGGCAGAGGGTAGTGGACCTTTAGCTGGTGACAATCTAGCAAACAGTATAATCGAGGCTTTTGAAGCCACCACAGATATCACATTCAATTCAAAGACGATATCTATAGATTATGCAGAAAGAGAGGAAGGTAGGCTATCCTCTCCTTGGTACTTCATTCCAGTCACTATTGGCTGGTATATATATAATTAGGAGAAACTAAATGGCTTTATCACAAGGCTCTCGTTCCCAGTTGGCATTCGGTGTTCAATCCGATTTTACAACTACGGCAACATCATTCACCAATCTACCATTCACTACGCACTCCCTTAACTTAACTAAGGATCGTGTAGCTGGTACAGATATTAATTCCCACCGTATGCCTACAGTGGATCGTCACGGCAACCGTACAGTATCAGGTGACGTTGTAGCTGATCTTCGTCATGCAGAGTTTGATGAGTTGATCCAAGCTGCTCTTATGTCAGATAATGACTTTGCTACAGGTTACACTGCAGGGGATGGCACAACAGTAACCAATGCTGCAATCGTAGGTACAACGCCTACCTTTCTTACCCTTGAAGATTATGCTGCTGACATTGACCAAGCAAGGCTCTTTACGGGTTGTACAGTAAACACAATGGCAGTTTCTATGGCCCCTAACCAGATGGTAACAGCTACCTTTGGTATAGTAGGTCGTGACATGTCTATATCAGCAACACAGAAAAGCACTACAGCTTCTGCAGGTGCAGCACCTTTTGATGCTTACTCTGGTGACATTAAGTTGGGCAACAAAGGGACACTTGGTTCAGCTTTGACTATTATCACTGCCCTTGATTTCACCCTGACTAACAACTTTGCTCCAACTCTTGTTATTGGAGAAAGCACTGCAGGTGATATGGAGTTTGGAACTGCATCTTTGGAAGGTAGTGTATCTTGCTATTTTGAAGACGCTACGATGATCAACCGTTTCCTCAACGAAACTGAATCAGCACTTGAAGTTTCTGTAGGTGATGGCTCCAATACGCTGACATTCCGTATGCCTCGTATTAAGATTAACTCTGCTGACGTAGGCGTAGATGGCCCAACTTCACGTATCGTGAATATGTCCTTTACAGCCCTTCGTGATGACACCAGCCTTTCTGGAAGCAGCACAGACACAAACACCATGTTCTATATAACGAAATCTGGTGCATAAGAATCCTAGCTAGGATGAGGGGGGTGGTTGTCGGGTGCTGCTCCCCTCACTTTAAAACCCGACTAGCCCGAAAGGAAACCCAATGGACTTGAAAGACCTGACACCGACAAGTGACACTGTGGATGTAAACATTGTGCATCCTACGACACTAGAACCATTACTGAATGATAATTCAGACCCAATGGTAATTACTATGTATGCTCCACATTCTAAGGAGTATAAGGCTGCAGTACATGAGCAGACGAACAAGCGTCTAAAGCAAGCGCAGTCAAAGAAAAAGGTAGATTTAACTGCTGAAGATATAGAAGACGCCACTCTTGATTTATTTGCCAAGACGACAAAATCTTGGAATATCACATACGATGGTGAAGAGCCAAATTTCTCTGTGAGTAAAGCAAAAGAGATTTATAGCGAAGTCTTCTGGATTAGAGACCAGATTGACGAAGCGGTGAGTAACTCTTTAAATTTCAAGAAGGCTTGATTGAAGAGCTTCTCGACTTTGCAGAACATGAGTTCTCCATCAGTAAGCCCGACAAGAACGGGATATCAGAACGTGAACACTTAGAACAAGTAGAAAGGCAGACTGGACGTAGACCAAAGGGATTGGATGGACCTGATTTTCCCACTTTGTTGTCTCACATCTGGTCTGCCTTTGTTGCATTAAGCAGTGGCAGAACTATGGGTTTTTCTGGCCCTAACCCGATTACCTACGAACAAATAAAAGCATGGAAGGAACTTACGAATACACCATTGTCTTCTTGGGAAGTAGAGGCAATAAAACGTGTGGACGTAATTTACATGGGTAGTTTTAATGGCTGACGATATTAAACTTGTAGTTGGTGCGGATTATTCACAATTAACTGCTTTAATTCGCACGACTGGTCAAACTAAAACTGCCGTAAAACTCCTTGCACAAGACTTTGCTAAAACTGGCAGTCAAAGTCAATATATGAAGGGCATAAACAAGATTGTCTCCGCTCAGAAGAATTTAAAAGATTCTTCTAGGATGTCTCAGTCAGAAATAATGAAACTTGGCGCTCAGATGCGTCAACAAGCCCAGTTTGCAGATGCTTTAGCTAATGCCACAAATAGAGCTTCCGTTAGCCAGAAAAAATCAACTATAGCTCAAATGGCTGCTACAAAAGCATCTAATCGTCTTGGCGTGGTTACTCAGCAAGCGGGTTATCAAGTATCAGACTTTGTTGTACAGGTTCAATCTGGGACCAACCCCCTTGTAGCTTTTTCACAACAAGCAAGCCAACTAGTCGGTGTTTTACCTTTAGTTGCCGATGGTTTAGGGATGACGGCTAAATCAGCCATCGCTTTGTCTGCTGGTTTAGGCATTGCCATACCCTTAATTAGCTCTGCAGCTATGGTTATTATCAACATGATGAACGCATCTGAGGACGCTCAGAAGCAAATGGACATCATGGATAAGGGATTTGACGAGATATCTTCATCTCTATCTAAACTTAATTCGGCATTAAAAACTGCAGCAGAAGACGGATTAACTACCCTTAAAGAAAGGTATGGAGAGGTTACTGCAGAAGTATTAAGGCTCCAGTCTGCACTTATAGAGATTGAAAAAACTGCCACTAAAAAATCAATACAAAGTCAAATTCAAACCTCCTTTACCCCTGAGTTTTACAGTCAACTTTCTCAAGGATTCAATCCCACACAACAGGCAGTTTTAGCGGGGCTTGGAGATCCCGCAGCTTTAGCTGAAGAGGTATCTTTTTTAGAAAATGAGATTTCAAGCCTTACCTCTAGTATTGAAAATAGAAAAAAGGGAGGTTTATTTGTTGATCAAAGTGAAATAGACCTTTTAGCAGATTATAAAGACGAGTTAGCTGCGCTTAGATTAGACTTTGAAAACGCGGGTAAATTAAAAGAAGAGCTTGCGATTGATCAATCCATTTTTGAAGGTTATGCCAAGCTGCAAGAGCAAGTAAAATCTGCGCTTGCAGGAGAGCAATATGAGAAGGCAGCTTCAGCAATATCTTCAATAAGGGAGCTTGCAATACAAGCGGGTGTTGATGTAAGTCAGGGGGCTTTTGCAAATCTAACTCAGCTTGAGGATATGCTTCGTCAGTTTAGCACTGCCACTAAAGATATTGTTAATCAATTTGATCCTTCTGCTTTTGCTGCTGGTATGGATAATCGTACTAACGAAGAAATTCAAGCTAGTGTAGAACTTACAAACGAGATGGTAAAAAGTGGTCTTAAAGAGACCATGAGCGTTTATACAAAGTATGCTGCTCTCAGAAGAAATGGCTTTAAAGAAGAAAGAAATAACAGTCAAATATTATATGATAAGATGCAAGTTTACTATAAACAAGCTGGTAAACTTATGACAGATGGTGAGACTCAAGCCAGACAGGAACAACTTGAGACCACTAACCAAGCCATTACAAACGCTGAGTTGGCTAAACAAGCTGCGATGTATAAGGCACAAGAGGCTGAAAGAGAACGTCAAAAACAAGCGGATCAAACCCATGCTCATATGATGGCATTGCAAAATGCTTATTTTGAGGATAATAAAAAGAAAGCTGCTCAAGCAGCTATGCTTCAAAATTATCAAATAATGATGGCTTATCAAGCCTACGGTGAAAGCAGGGAAGCGGGAGCTAAGACCACACCACCAAAACCACCAAAAGGTAAAACCCCCGCTGAATCTATGGCTTCTATAATAAAAGGCATGGAAGAGGAAGCTAGGCTTCAAAGACAAATAGTAGGCTTATCTGACCAAGAAGCTGATAAATTACAAATACTATATGACCTAAAAGAACAAAATAAAGACGCCTCTGGAAAAATGACTGAGGCTCAACTTAAACAAGCAGCAGAAAGAATAGCCGCCATAAACGCAGAAACAGCCGCTATGGAAGCGCAAATGCAGAAAATACAAGATGTGGCTGATAGCATTGAAACTCATTTCGGTGATGCCCTAATGGGTATTGTAACTGATTTTGACATCTTAAACGGTTCTATTGAAGACTTTGGCTATAATGCAGAACAAGTCTTCAAGAAAATGGCAAGGGAAATCATAAAAGAGCTTTATCGTATCTTTGTTGTTAAGAAGATCACAGGGTTTATCTCTGGTGCTGTTGGAGATGTAGCTAGTTTGTACGAAGGAAGTACAGGCTTTATGCAATTCTCTGGTGGTGGTTACACAGGGTCTGGACCTCGCTCTGGTGGACTAGATGGCAAGGGTGGTTTCCTAGCTATGTTGCACCCTAAAGAAACTGTTATAGATCACACTAAGGGTCAGTCTGCAGAGGGTGTTACTGTCGTACAGAACATCAATATTTCTACTGGCGTACAACAAACAGTTCGTAATGAGATAAGAACTCTGATGCCACAAATAGCTAATAGCGCCAAGGCAGCAGTGTCTGACGCTAAGAGGCGTGGTGGATCATATGGAAGGGCATTGTCGTAATGGCTATATCTTACCCACTCAGTTTACCTACAGCTATTGGTATAGCTAGTATAGAGCTTAGGGCCTTAAATGCTGTAGCTTACTCTCGTAGCCCATTTACCTTCGCGGGGGTGTCCTACGAGTATGCTGGTAAGATGTGGCAAGCAGATATAACCCTACCACCTATGAAAAGAGAAAACGCTGAACAGTGGATAGCTTGGCTTATTTCCTTGAAGGGGCAAAAGGGTACGTTTTATCTTGGTGATCCCGCTGCAAAAACACCATTAGGATCAGCGCGAGATAGTGACACTGTATCTACGGACGGTATAACGGCGGCTGGGAGTAATACAATTTCTATCAAAAGCGGACCATTAAGCCAAACTGATTATCTCAAGGCTGGTGATTACTTGCAGATTGGAACAGGATCAACGCGCCAATTATTTAAGGTGCTGGCAGATGTAGATACGAATGGAACTGGTAGGGCAACGATTGACGTATGGCCTGATGTAAGATCAGAAATTAGTTCTACCTCAGCGATAACTTTCGAAGATACAAAGGGCCTATTTAGATTGGCTTCTAACGAAAGTGCTTTTTCTATCAATGAAGCATCAACCTATGGTATCTCATTCGGAGCAATGGAAGCAGTATGAGTAGATCAGGTATAACATCCCTTCTTACAGCCCTTGAGGGTACAGATGTCCAACCCTTTTACGCTGTAGAGTTTGAACTAGATACAGCACCAATTAGACTATGGACAGGTTATGGTGACAAGGTTATCAACAGTGATACTTACACAGGATCAGGTAACTTACTTACCATAGATGGCTTTGAGGAAGTCGCTGATTTATCTGCTAAGAGTATCACTATATCTGTTTCTGGCATACCATCTGACTTGCTTGAAGATGCACTCACAGAGCCATATCAAAGACGACCTTGTAGGGTTTACTTTGGCACAAGAGATCAATCTACAATAGTAGAGATATTCTCTGGCTTTCTGAATACCATGACTATTGAGGATAGTGGTGAGACAAGTACAATCTCTGTGTTGGTAGACAGTAAGCTGGTCAGATTGGAACGCCCTAGTAATCGTCGCTACACAGAAGAAAGCCACAGAGCTAGATACCCCAGCGATAACTTCTTTAGTTATGTGCAAAGTTTACAACAAAAGGACATCGTATGGGGCCGCGCCAAAGCCTAAATCAATATATTACTGCTGTAAGGAATAAGCCATTTGAGTGGGGTAGGAATGATTGTCTTACGTTCACCAATGATGCTTTTCATGCTATGTATGGTAAAGGTTGGGCTGATGACTGGCTTGACAGGTATGTGGAAAACGAAATGCCTATAGGTCG